GGTAACATAAAGAAACCACTGTCGCTAGATGCGTGAGGTTGTGACATTAGAGTTTGACCATGAGTATTGTTCTAACAGTTTAATCTAATCATACCTTGATTATTTGAACCACCAGTTGAACGAATAGTAGTGATACCAGTTCCCTTTGGAAGTAATGCAAGGTCAACATTGGTTTCACCAGATGCACCAATTATAGGTGCAGTTGATGTTGATGCAACAGCAGAACCACCAGTAGCTGCGTTTGTAATTTCAATTTCGTTTACTGCACTTGCAGTTGTTTGGAAGATGACTTGTTCAGCACCATTTGCGTCTGCAATAAATCCACCATCTGCAATCTTGGGTGCAGTCAAAGTTTTGCCTGAAAGTGTTTGTGTGCCTGTGTCAGATACGAGGGTTGCATCTGCATTACCGATTGTACTACCGCCAGGCAGGGTTAAAGTGTTTGTTGCATTCACTGAATGGTCAGCAGCAGTAATCTTTTGACCGTGTGTGTTTTGATGACAGTTAAGTTGTATTTGTCCTTCAACACCATTTGCGTCACCCCTTACTTCAACAATTTGAGTAGCAGGGTCTACTACTAGGTTACCACTTGCAGTTGTAGTAGTGCCACCAAGAACTGGTGAAGTTAAAGTTTTATTTGTGAGTGTTTGCGTTGATGTTGTTAGAACAACACCAGCAGAAGTAAGTGCAGTACCATCATTAATGGCACTATTTGCCACACCATTTATTTTTGCAAATAAATCTTCAAAATTCTCATTGATTTTATCAGCACCAACTCTTAAAGTATCACCAGTTCCATCGTTTGCATTTGTGCCGATGTCTACCTTTTGATATGCCATTTCAGTCTCCTAAATTCTCTTATTATTTATAATGTTTTTTAACCGTTATCGAACTTTAATGATGATGTATCGAATGTCGTACCTGTCTCATCATACGATGGTAATACATGACCAGCAAATTGTCTTGTTCTACCACCACCAACATCTTCATCAAATGTATTATTTGTATCATCAAATGTGATAAAGGCATTACTAAATGCATTCACAGACGCACCAGTTGTAGTAAGTATTATTTCGCCTGGCGGTGGTACAATAAATGATGTATCAAAAGCACGTTCTGGAATTCTGAACCCACCAGAGCCATCTGGTTCTGATACTTGATTAATTCTAATAGAAGCAAACTGATTGATATTGTAGTATGCTCTATCGTTAACACCTTGTCTTGCTTTTCTTATTATGCCTGGATAGTTTGATGCAGTCTCTTCTGTTAATGTTGGTGGAACTGCAAATGCATACTTAGGTAAATTTGCAAGAGTAGAACCACTAACCTGTGGATTAGCACGAACAACACCAACGAAGATTGTATTAACTCTTGTTAGTGTTGTATCTCTTGTTCCATCCCTACCAAGGATACCATCAGTTCCTAATGTTGGTGTGTTACGAAGAGTTGTTCCGTCATCAACTGTACCAATCCTTCTACCAAAGATACGAACAAAAACAGTTTTGAGAAGTGATGCAAGTTCTGGGGTAAATGAACCTTCTGGTACACTGAGGTCATCAGCAGTAAATGCTTGAATACCAGCAGTGACTTTAGATACAATGGAGACTTCACCAAAGACTGCCCAACCAGCAGGATGGACTGTTCTCTTGATTGCATTTCTCCAAGTGTTAATTGATTCACCAACCTTCACCACATATGAATAGTCTTGATAATAGAAACTATCTTGAACTCTCATCACATCAGATGAAATCTTACCACGTTCACCTAAGAACTCACCAGAGGTTATCGCAATAGTACCAACTTGTGGAGTGATTGTGGGTGTATCAATTTGAGCAATCGTTGCACTTGCACCAGATGTTGTCACAGTATTACCTGTCACCAAGTTAGCAGTGGTATTGATTGATAGTATCTGTCTTGCAGAATCAAATGCAGTAACCGTTCCACTATGTGAAGTTAAAGCATCTCCAATATTAAATGTTCCTGTAATGTCTCTTAGAATAGCGTGTCTAAATGCAGAAAATGTCGGTGCAGATGAATAGTTAAAACCACTGTTAGTAATCTCAACATCTTTTACCGCACCAATACCAGAGGTGGAAATAGGTAATAGTTTTGCACCACTACCAGAACCAGATGTAATACTTGTAATGGTAGGAAGTTTTGTATATCCAAAACCACCAGTGATAAGTCTAATGTCTGTGATAGAACCACGTTCATTCACATTACTGCCTGGAGCATTACCGAATGTAGCATCCTCTAGAACAATTTTAGTTCCATGATAGGTATCGTTTGCTTCAATCTGTGTTGCGTCTTCAAGAACAATATGGTCAGTCAATGACATTCCGTATGCTGCAACATCACCAGCTTCTGGGGCAACTGCACCACCTACAACTTGAACAACAGCAGAGATACCAGTTCCATCAGTTCCACTGTTGTCAAAGTTAATAACATCATTCACTGCAAAGTTTGAACCAACGTCATCAATTAAAATATCATCTACCGAACCAGTACCAACTGTATTAATTCGTGCAGTTGCAGTTTGACTACCAGCAGAGGAAATGTTGATTGCTTGACCAGCAGTATAGTATTGTCCTTCATCTGAACTACTAACATCAACACCAGCAAGAATAGAATAGACTGTAAATGAAACGTCTTGGTCAGATACACTTGAGATACCCTTTACAGTTTCCCCCTCTTCAAATGTTCCTGTTTGTGAATCTGCATCAATTTCTATTTCAACAATATCCGTAAATGCCTCACGCACACCAATTGTCGATACAGGGATTGCAGTTGCTAGCGATGATTGTCCTGTTACTGTTTGACCAATAAGTTCACTAACGTCACCAGCAGTTACTTGCACTCGCATGATACGTCTGGTTGTCCAGATACCATCTGAGTTACGCAACATATTTTCATTTGGATATGATATTACAGCATCGTCATTAAAGAGAAGTCTGAAGAATAATTCATGACCCTTCCTTGTACCCTTTGATATATACAAGTCACGAATACTTTTTACAAGTTTTCTTTTGTTAACGCCATCTGTAAGATTGTCAACTATACCATCAAGAAATGCATCTCTAAAATTATCAAGGAACTTGTCAATTGTTGCATCTACGTTTGCATATTCTAATAGTTGTTGGATATTCTGCACAGGGTTTGCACGATAGTCTTGCACTGTACCATTAGCACCAGACTGTGAACCTGTCACCAATTCTCCTATGATAAACTGACTTTGTGCAGATATGAACAATCTCTTATTATCATCAACATCATCAACTAGAACTGTTGCGGTTGCACCAGAGTTTCTACCAGTGATTATCTCACCGACAGTGAACTTTGCTCCAGAGTCTTCTAAAACAACTTTTTCACCATCTTCATCTAATACAAAATTTACTGAAGTTGTATCTTGAACAAGATAGTTATTGGTTTCGCTAAATGTTATTTCAGCACTTTCTAAAAACTGAAAGTAACTTCTGACAAATTGATTAAATACAGGATGGTCTGCCTGAATAAATTCTGGCAGTTGAGTTTGTATCAACGAAGATATTTTGTTTGTCAGCGTATTATCATCATACGACATTATTAGTATCCAGAACTAGATGAAGTAGTAGTAGGTGTATAAGAACTTGTTGTTGTATATCCAACACCAGCAGATGCACCACCACCAGCAATTGTATCCTCTTGAGAAGCAACCGTTGTGTTTACAAAATCAATCTGTAGAATTTGATTTCTAACAGCAACGACATCAGTTGAATTTGGTGTGACAACAATTCTAATTTTATCTGAAGTCGCACCATCAACATTTGAGATAGATGAAATGTTGAGAGCAGTTATGATAACCCTACCGTCAGTATAAGAAATAACACCAGCAGTTTCGTCTGCGTATGTAACAGTTGTTCCATCTGTATAGTAAAACATTCTAATGTTGCCGTTACCATCGTCATTCAAAAACATTTCATTATCATCTCCAACAATCTTAAAACCTGTCGATGATAAAACACCACCGTCTGATGAGGCATGACCAGTATGTGGATTGTAGATTGCGTTGTTAAATTCTAACTCATATTTTGTATTGACATTTAATGTTGGTGTGATATTCTGTGAAAGTTTTACCGTAGTAATATTTGATAAGATTGAGTCATCAACATCATCAATTAATCCTGTAACTTGAGAATGTCTAAAGATACCGTTAAAGGTTTGTAGAGTACTGGCATCATAATTCTGCAAAGCATTCGTCACGTTTGTAATCAAAGTTTCTGAAGTCTTTGTTGTATTTTTCTTGTTGTACTTAAAGTTTACTCCAAGACGAATAAACGTAGTGATTGGGTCTACGATGACAGGTGTAACGGATGCAATAGTGTAAGTGTTCTTCAAATCATTCACAATAGTTTCTTTTGCAGATGCGGTAATTGACCCAGCAGTAGGAACGATTGAAATATATGTACGACCAAAAACAGCAGTAGAGTTATCTTCTCCACCCCACACCTGTACAGATTTTGCATTTGGATAAACCTTTGGCACAATTGCCTTGTAATCTTCTGGTGTAACCGCACGACCTTGTGCAGCATAATCAAGAGGTGCATTTAGTTTGATAGACTGAATTGATTCTCTTTCTGCACCACCAGATGCAGCATCCACAGTTGCAACAGTAATATCAGTAATAGTAGAAATAGTTGCGGTGGTTCTAAAGTTAGTTGCACCGTTTGCTTTTGTTTTATTTGTAACAACATACGAAAGAACAACCACGTTGTTATCCGACACTGCACGACCAACAATACCATCACCAAAGTAAACTTCAAATCTACCATCACCACATTCTTGCAAGAAGTAAACTTCCGAAGTTGAACTCACTTGTGTTATATCCGTTGCAAGATTGTATGTTTTAAAATTAGACGATTCAGCAGAATCAAAAACTTGAACTTTTAGAGTTGTCGTATCCGCTCGGTCACTTGTAAGTTTAAACTTCTGGTCAACATTTTTTGTATCAACCGTGTATCTGTTCTTTGTGTATGTTCCCTCATAAATTGGAATATTAGAAAAGGAAAGAACACCGTTTGTAACAGGTGTTGTGTATTCTGCTATTGTGACAAACTGATATGATACATCATCAACCGTTGCAGTGAAAACTGTCTCTGCTGGAATTGTTGCAGTAACAATACTGCCTACATTATTAAGTGTTACGTTAACTGTACCGATAGGAGCTCTTGCAGAGTTTGGTGTATATCCTAAAGTCTTTGCATGAGAAACAACAGACGCACGAACAGATGCCGTGTCAAGAAACATTTCATTTGCAGCCATATTGACATTCATTGCAAGGTAGTGTGTATTATATGCAAGTAAATCCATTAGTGCATTAATACCAGAACCTTCAAAATCATAATCAGTAAAACTATCTTGATTACGCATAAAAGTTTTTAGATTTGTTTTGATGTCATCAAAGTCTAAATCTGTTACTGTAAGTCTTTTGTCTGTGGTTGCCATCTTATCTAATTCTCTCTAGTGTAAACGATAAGTCTTGAAGTTCAGAAGGAGCATTGTTTATGTAAAACTCAACTGTCACTTGATATTCGTTTGTATCCATTCTTGGTATCACCTCAACACCAGCAAGTAATGCTCGTGGTTCAAAGTTGTTTATGACATCCTCTATTTTTCTTGAAAGAATATTCGCAGTGAACGGAGTCATATTTTCAAAAAGTAAATCACGAATACCAGAACCAATCTCTGGATGAAAAGGTTTTTCAAAGTGACCGTACTGAACTAAGTTTCGTACACTTCTCTTTACAGCAGCTGCACCAGTGAGTGGTGTTATATCTTTTCTGATTGGATGCTTAGTGAAGTTAAGATTCAAATCTTTATATATTTGTGTATCACGATTTGAATCGTTTACTCTTTCTGCATCTCTGTATGCGGATTGTACTGCCATTGTTTCCCTCTTTTGTATTATTTAGTATGTTTATGCAATCGCAGTGACCTTTAACATTGGACAAATAAATATGTCAGTTCCAGTTCCATCCCAATTGTTTGTTGTGTGTAAACTTCCCTCAAAACTACTACTGTATTCTCTTGCTGTCCATGATAAAGTTTTTGCAGTTGTCCACGGGCCAATCCTTGCCTTTGGAATATCTACACTAGATGCATTCACTTCTATTGCAACAGACAGATTGTAAATTAATTGATGATTACTAGCACCAGCAGTTCTAAATGTTGACCTACTTGGTTCTAAATCATTTCCATCCCAAGTTGCCTTAAAGTGACATATGGGGTCACTATCTATAAAACGAATTTGAAATTGTGCTTCATACAATACTATCTTTGTTCCAGTGGGTGGAATATAATCTATGTCCAATCCAATACTTGTATGAGTAGTTGTTAGTGCTTGTGCAGCGGTAACATTCGATAGAGTATAACTACCAGAGTGACCAACAAGAGTTCTTCCATCTGCATGACCAGTAAGCATTTCTAAGACAGTACCAGACGGCCCAATACGAATACCATCATTGTGGTAAGTTCCAGTACCACCTAAGTGCGTAAAGTTCCCATCCATCTCATCATAGGAAAGTGCAGAACCTTTTGATGACCTCTTAGTTAGTGTCATGTCGTTTCTCCTGTATCACTAAAGTAAGTTCCCACATAACTCTTAAAACTGTTTGCCTCTCTGCCTGGATTAAATAGTAGGTAGTCGTTATCCAGATATGCAAAGAGTTCTTTCTCTGCTTCAGTCAACGGTTCTAGAAAAACAAAACATTGCGCTTCCAATGCAGCCTTTGCTGTTGGGTCAGTCTCCGCAGCAATCTGACCAAGTAGTGTTTCGTAATCTGGTTTTGCCATTATCCGCCTGCTATTACATTTGGTGAACCAGACGCAGATGCATTCGGCACCCAACTTCCATGTCCACCTGTTCC